GAGTTCCATTCCAACCGAGGTGGTTGGCATGGGACAGGTGGCTCAACACAACCCTTTTAACCACAGTTGAAAGGCAGCCTGCCTGATGGGTTGTTTCCTCAAGTCGTTCTGATGCGCGACTGGATCCCCCTCCTAGTATTAGCATCAGTTCCCGGGTCTCATCAAGGGATGAGAGTGGGACGGGTGGCTCGACCACCCAGCACCTGCCAAGTGTAAACTCAGTGGTAGTTTGGAAACCGAAACTATTACTGGAAGGAGAGTATGGTGGCATGGTTTGGTAGCATCTTTAGGAGACTGGTTTGGCACCCAGCTCCTGCTACTGATCCACCAATATGTATCCTTCCGAATTCAACTGCACGCCCCAGTAGGAGATTCGGACCCAATGGGTAAACGGCAGTTAATGGATCTAGATTTACCACGGTTCACCACCGGAGGAAAGTTCCATAGTGGGCTCGAAAGAAGTATTCCCAGCCCGTGCCCCTGGTACAAATGGGGAACCGCGCGTGAGCTTCAGTGTGTGTAGGCGCGTTATAAATCAAGGCAAATGGTGTGGCCTGTACCTCTCTGCTGGTATGACGTGGCCAGTAGGTGTAGAGAAATGGCGTTCGGAACAAATCTAAATCTATTAAGCGTAAGGAAGCAGCATTAGTTAGAGCTCTAGCTGCTACCATGAACGAAACAAAAGCTCCTGTTGCTTCCCAATCTCGTAAGAAGAAGCCGGTTGTGGTCGGTTCTGGTAAGTACAACTTACTGAAATCATCTGGTAACTTCACTAGAGCTTTGGGAAAAATAGCCCTTGGTGCAATCCAATCCAAAATGGCGGGGTCCGGTCTTTATACCGGCAACTCTGCATCTGGATCGGGGGCGTATGAGGAAGCGGTGCCACCTACTTCTGAACAAACGATTGCCAATCAGCTTTTTGCTGACTCGTCACGTCGGCCTGATAAAGCTTCCCCAATTTCCGGTGAATTTGGTGGTTTGACTTACAGGTTTCGTGAGTATGTTGGCGAGGTATTTGGACCTGGTGTGGCGGGTGGTGCTGCTGTATCAGGTCAAGTGAGCACGTACGACCTCAACCCCGGATTATGGGGAACTTTTGACAAGTTGGCACAATTGGCTGCTGGTTTCCAGGAGTATGAGTTCGAGCAATTAATATTTACTTATGAGTCTGGTCTCACGGCATTCACCACAACCGGTGCTGTAGGAGACATTGT